TAACTAAATCCCATTTGGCACCAACATATTCTTGGATAGTTGAGCCTACAACCTGTATTTTTCCTTTTAAAGAATCTACATCAGTCCCCATTAGAGACATTTTAGTTCTTGTAAACTCGAAAGTATTGCCCCATGTTTGAGTTTCTCTCTGTAAAGCGTTGAATTTATTAATAGCTAACTGAACATCATCAGCTAAAAAACCAAAGGCTGCTTTGCCTTGACTGTCTAGTTGACTCCAATATGTAAGTAATCTTTGTGATGATTCATCTAATCTATTAAAGTTTACAATGGCTCTTTGAGTTGATTCGCCCATGTTGTTAAATGACTTTGCACCGTTTTCTCCTACTCTCGTAGCAGCTTGTGCGACACGATTTATGTTAGTAACACTCTGATTATACTTTTTATTAACGTCATCCACAGCCAAAGCTGTTTTTTTATTTGATTGTTGTGCTGTATTACCTAATTTACTAATAGCTTGATCTGCTTTTTGAGCCATTTGGGTGGCTTGGTCTTCCATTTTTAATATAATTTTAACAATATTTTCAGAAACCATTATTAAAACCGCCCTTTATTTTTTTACTTCATTCATTTTTTTATGTAATTCAGCACGCCCTTTACTAATAAAATAAGATTGAATGTAAGTTAAATCACTGCTACGCTCACATAAATGGTATCCGCAGTAATCTAACCAGATTATGTCTTGCCCTTCATCACTCTTCAGGAAATTTATCTATATCTCCTTTTGTAACCTCAAGGCCAGATAATTCATTAATTGCATCAACGATTTCATTTACTGCATCACGCGGTAATTTTCCAATGTCCTCTTCAGTCCATGGATCATCCGCATTTTTAGGATTGTCAAGACTCATTTCTATTTTACGATCACGTGCTTTTGCACCATTAACAGTTGCTAAATGAACGTTTATTTTTCCTTTGGCAACGGTTTCCCCTTGTATTCTACCACGAGATTTACTGTTTGTTTCGTAGGATTCCATTCCTTTAGCTTCGATTTTATCAAGTTCATCTAACTCTGAATTAGATAATGGTCTTAACCAGAGTTCACCATCTAATGCTTCAATGTGTATTTTTTTAGGGTCGTTGATACCTTGTAAAATTTGTGATTTTTTTAATATTGCCATTTTAAATGCCTCCATTCTTTATAATTTTGAAAAATAATAAAAGTTTTTAGCCTCATTCTAAAAAAAAAATATTATAATAGGTTTATTGAGGCTCTAAAGTAATATCTAAAGTTTCAGTGCTAGAAGTAATTGTTACTTCCTGACTGTAAGTTACGTAACCGGTTTTAGTTGCTGTTACAGTAACCGTGCCTACAGGAACATCATGCAAGGTACATCCACCTTGACTACCAGTAGTGCCTGTGATTTCTCCTATTGCAACTTCAACTTGACTTACAGGATTTGTTCCATCAGTTACGCTTATTGCTAAATCATCAATAGTTTCAGGATTCACCTCAGATGCTGGGAGCTATCTTAGGTTGTTTATTGACTAATTTAACATACATATCTGTTTTCTTAGTAGTTCCATCGGCTAATGTAACCTCTTCAGAACCTAATGTAGCCATGTTTAATGTTGCTTCCACATCATCAATACCACTACTGTCGAATTCAGCTAAGAGAGTACATTTAGGGAATAAAATAGTTAATCCTAGGCCAGGATATTCACATAATTCAACATCAATTTGTAATGGGACCTGTAATATTTTACATTTTGCAGGTTCAAGAAGGTCTACATCACCGTATCTTGCATCTAATATTGCTCTTACAGTTTCTTGAGTAAGTGTAGTTACAATGCTGATACTGTTTTCTCTTTTTCCTGCTTTTGCTTGTCCTTGCGGATGTCTGTAACCAAAGCCTATCGTTTTGTCAACGTCATGATTGTTACTTCCTTCGAAGGTAAAACTTGTCTGCACGCCGGCAGGGTCATTACCATTGAGTTTTAACATGACATCGTAAAACATTATGAATAAATCATCTTCTAGTTCTTCGGCTCTTTCGTAATCGTTTTCACCGGCTAAAATTTCAGAGAACTCTGTTTTATAAATGAAGTCAGTTCCAAGAGTCATGTCTTCTGAAGATACTTCGAGTTTCATTGAATCGACGATTAAACCCATTAAGTAGAAAATTAAATCGTCGTTAACTGCTTTTCCTCTGAAACTTTTTAATAATTTAGATTCACCACCCCAGAACTCATGGGTGTTTTTACCATTTTGGCCTGCTGTGAACTTATAATTATCTAAGAATCCGTAAAAGTAAGCTCCTAATATTTGGAGGTTTGCTGAAGTTTCTATACTACCTGTTGGTTTGATTACTCCAGCTCTTGCTTTTTGATTCATTCTTGAACCGAAACTTTTGGTTACCGGTTCGTCATTGAGTTTAAAATCCATGCTGTCTACATCATGGTCAAAAAGTAAGTGAAAATCATCTTTGTCTACTTCCTCACCATAGGCAGCTTCTGGTTCTAAACCAAATACTCTACAACTCATTTTTAATCACCATCATCATTATCATCATTATTATTTTCGTTATTTTTTCGTTTACAACAGTTTAACCAGTCAATATTATGTTTTACGCTTATAACAATGCTAGTAGCAGGTACTTTTTCACGTTTACCTCTAATCTCAATTTCTCCAACAGGATAGAAGGCTACAAAATAGATATTGTTTATAACACGTACCCCATACTCTTTTTGTATATGTTGTAAGTTTTTCATGACTGCTAAACATGCACGGCTTGCAAGGTTTTGACCTTTTAACTCAGCAATTTCAGGGTCAGGATCATATTCAATACATACAAATTCAAAAGTAGTAATTAAATCAATATCACGTGATAATCTTGTTTTCGCATTATCATAGGGTATTGTTGGATGTTGACGAATCCATATAGCTGGTTCATCAATACCTTCCTCATTATTGGCAACAGTTATTACTGAAAGCACATCATTTAACATTCCTTCTGGAGTGTTTTCTGATGTTATGCATTCTTTTATGATTTGGCTAACTGCTTCGAAGCCTGTGATTATGTTCATTGTATCACTTCATTTACTGATTTTATAAATATCTCCTGTATTTTTCCTTGAGTTTGTTTAATGCTTTTTTCAACGAAATGTTGGCCTTTTTGACCTTTACTATATTTTAGGAAGGCATATCCATCTTTGTTTACAGGACCTTTCCATTTTTTACCTGGTTTGAAGGCTAATGCTTTCCCTTTTTTAGGTTTTATTACACTTCCACCGTTGTAGATTCCTGTCCCATCATTTGGAAAAATAGCATATTTTGCTGGAGTTCGGATTTCTATCTGTTCAGGTGAGGTACTAGCAAAGAACCATTGTCTGAGTAATCCATGATCAACAGGACTATTCAAACCTAGGTTTCTTAACATGTCTTGACCTGTTAATTTTAATCCTCTTTGTTTGATTTGTGGTAGTTTATCACTAATACGCTGGTATTGTGAATCATCTACGTTTATGATAACTTTTACCATCATCCTCTCCTGTTATTGCAAAGAATTCTATTTTATCTGATTTACGGGATTTGTCTATTACATATGGTGCAAGGTCGTCTTTAAGGTCATTGCTGAATACACGCATGTTTACAATGTTTACTTGCCAATCATTGACCTGTGTTATTGGTGTATCCCTTCTGGCTGTGGCTAATGCAACCATATTGCCGGTTAATCTGATGCATACATTTTGCACTGCTTCTGGTATATTTTCACCATACTTTTTGAAGTCATTATTACAGTAGTCTTTAATTAAAGAAGTGGATTGTTTAATCCAATTCTCGACAATATCCTCCAATTTGCTTTCATCATCTGTTGATAAATTTAAATGCTTTGGTTTCAAACCAGTAAAATCTATTACTTCATCTACAGTACAAAACATAAAATCACCATCTCTTTTAGTTTGCAGTAATAGTTACAAAAATCTCCGCTGAAGTAGTACCAGCATCAGTGAATAACTCATAAACAGTTCCATCAGTCTTAGCAGAAGAAATAATATAATACTTATTACCAACGAAACCATCAACAGAGTTAGTTTTCACTTCAACCTCAGTATATCCATTAGATTCTACACCAGTTGTTTCTACAGTTCCAGTACCCCATTCAGTAGTTTTTTCAGCATCACTATAAGAAGTGAAAGCATAAACTACAGGAGTAAATTCAGGTTCTGGATCAGGAGTAGGTGTAGGGTCTGGAGTCTCTCCTTCAGCTTGAGCACGTAATCTCTCATAAGCTTTATGAGGATTACGTATAAAACCCTTGCGGATTTTACGTTTCTCTGTAAGAGTTAAATCATTCCAAGATTCTAAAGCCATAAATACCACCTATGCTTTGGCTTCATCTTGGATTTCAGCTAACTCCTCTAAGGTTAATTTTCCAACAATTAAGCTGCTGAATACTTCAAGTCCAGCATCTCCTTTCATACGATACCAGAAGTTAGTTTGTTCATCACCAGCTTTACGTTCCATTTCCATGCTGATGTCTTTGTAAACACCCCATCTCATTAAGTCTGGGAATCCTCCAAGACATGTTGCAGTGTTATCTAATGCTTTACAATCTTCAGCATCCAATTCTGGAGCATATTTAACATTCCAACGTTTGTATTTTAAAGGAGCATCACCGACTTGCATACTGTCCCCAAGTGCAGTATTACGTGATTTTAAAAGATTCCTATAAGCATCTTCAACTTCAAAAGGAACATAAATATTAAATCTATTCATAAGATTTGATTGTCTTACTCTTGCAGGTACCGCTGCAATTAATGCATCAAATAAAGCTTCAATAGTATCTTCATGAACATTAAATGCTTTTTCTGCATTAGTAGAACCTAATTCACTTGATTTTAAAGTAGTAGTTGCTTGTTTAACCCATCCATCGAAAGTATGGAACAAAAGTTCTTCATCATAATCTAAATCAGTGTCCCCGAATACAGCAATAGCAGCTAAGTCTTCACCCATTGCTGCACCCATCATGGATTGTAGGGTAGATTCAAATTGTGTTCCTTCGATGTTGTCATCAAGATCATCATCAAGAATGGAAGTTTTTGCTTTTAATTTTTTAGCGTTTAATTCAGCAGAACCAAAACCGATTTTAGCTTCTTTTAAGTCGCTTTTGGTTGTTCTACTTTCTTTTAAACGTCCGTCTTGCAATACTCTTCCTTCGATTCTAGCACCTGAAGTTACTTCAGATTCTCTTGTCATTCTTTTGAATGCTGCATCGTTAAGAATAACGCTGTTGATTTGCATTTCACGTACAAAAGTGTTATATTGTTTTCTATCCAATATACCAGCGTTTGCAAACATTGCATCGTACATTGTCTCATCTTCTTTCATAGCACCATCTTTTCCGGCAGCAGCTACAACTTTAGTGAGCACATTATTCATATTCACCATTACTAATCACCTATCACTTTTTTTGATTAATTTGAATAAAAATTAAATATTTTTACTTGTACCATCTGGGTTTCTTCCAAGGAACGCATAAGTGTCTAAATCTTCAGTATTATTGGATTTAGTTGCTCCATTATGTACTTTTCCTTGTTTAGAACCATCTTTTTTAGGTTTTTTAGATTTTTTCTTAAGTTCCTCATCGTCGTCATCATCAGGGTTTGGTTTTGAGTCATTACCATCAGTATCTGATGGTTTATTGTCACCAGAACCACCCTTATCATCATCGTCATTATCAGGTTCTTTTTTAGATTTAATAGCACCAACTTCACTAAAAGCCTCTTTAATAGCATCACTTATAGTAGTGCCCATTTCTTCAGCTGCTGACTTCATAGCCGCAGCATTTTCCTCTTTAATTTCTTTAGCTAATGCATCCAAATCAGATTTAGTAGCATATCCTGGGTTATCCATACCAAGAGCTTCTCTGATTTTATCAAGTGTCTTTTTGTCATCACTCATAACATCACTTCCATTTAATTTACATTGTTTAGATCCACTTTGACAAGGTTTTTTTACAATGCTCACAGTGATTGCATTAGGATTTGGTATATCATGAATTAACTGACCACCACTAGCTTTAGTAGCCATGTATTTCTTGATTAATCGTCCAATATCTTCACGATGCACTGATAGACTATAACCAGTTAATATACCATCTTCAATTTCTTGTTGTGTAGTTGGATCTGTTACATCTGAAGTTAACATCCAAGTACCCGCAGGATAAGTTTCTGTACCACCATTAACGAGTTTGTAAGTAGTTTCTTCATCGAGGATGAAACTATTTACAGGGTCTCCAACCATTTGGTCTTTAATGCTTTTAGCACTCCCTAACTCCTTGAATACTTGATGATTCTTATCAATGATTTGATAATCCTGAAATGATTCTTTAAAGAATCGTATTTCTTCTGCTGTGAATGTTCCCTCTCCCCTTTCATAATCACAATCTGGTTTGTCTGGTATCATTACGGGAGCAGTGAATAAGAACTGATCATCACTTTTCACAGCCATGTTTTTTATTTGAATAGTTAATACCCCCATTTTTGGGTTAAAATTAGTTTATTAAGAAGAAATTATAGAGTATTAAATTTTTTTTATGAGTATAGAAGTCGTACCATACCAATTTTAAAATTTAACTATGTATACTCGTGTTTTTTAGAAAAAAAATGTTAATACTCTTTTTTCCTATATGTTCAAAATTTTGAAGAAAAAAATATCTTTCTTCATAATACACTCTCATAAAAATAAAACCTGCTTTTTTAAGGGTATTTTTTGAACATTATTACAGTTTTTTAAAAAAATATTAAACACGAAAAATGAAAATACGGGGTTTTAATTTTTCCAAATGAACAGTTACCCGAATAAAAAAATAAATCTTAAACAAAAATAAAAAATAAGCATGGAAAACCAGTTAATCACAGAAAACAAAATATTTTCCTCAACAACAACATCCAGTGTTATTTTGCTTTTTTGAAGGTTTTCCGTTAAAAAAAGTTTAAAGAAGCAAGGAGCATGCCCTATTTGTGAACACAAAAAATTATTGTTAATGGTAGAAGCAGGATTTGAACCTGCGGACCTACTAAAGGAATGAGTCCTAAGCACATCGTCTTTGACCACTTGACTATTCTACCCAAAAAAAGTTGTATAGTCCTATCAGGAGTCGAACCTGAGTCAGCGGGACCAAAACCCACCATGATTGCCATTACACCATAGGACTAAAAAAAATTAAACAAACTCTGATAAATAACATGCTAATAAAGAAGCCCCATATTTATTAAAAATAGCATCAATTTTTTTAAAATCAGGAAACATTCTATTAGAATCATCTTTATGAATAACATCATTACGATATTCATATTTTGCTATAATTTGTTCTTCAGAAGCAAATTTGAATTGAGATAAAAGATCAATAAACTCAATAAAATCATTATTATTTTTCATCATTTGATACTTTTCCCAGAATTCCCCAGCTATTATTCCTTCAAATTCAGGATGACAATCTAACCATTCAATGATAATACTATTCCTTATCATAATTGGATTTTTTGAAAGTTTACATTTTTCATCCAATAATTGATCTATCTTATGTATAGTTTCTAATAAATTTTTAGATTTTAAGAATCTATCACGTTCATTTTGCTTATCATAATAACTAAATAATATTTCTGGTACATAGTCTTCCAAATGAACTAATTCATCCATATGATCATTGATGAAATGTGAATCAAATTGAAGTACTTTCATTCTTTCACCTCTTTCCATATGAATAAATCCCAGTGGCCAGTGGCTTCACAATATTCTCTGACTATGCGGTCTTGAGCTTCGTCCCATGTTTCACCAGGGTTAATCCAAGGATCACCTCTACCGAAAATATACCAATTGCCACTTTCTCTTTGATGTTTTTGATACATACGATCCCAAATATCCTGCAACTGCTCACCATCATCAGAACATTTGGATCTACGCCACAACCATTGAGGAAATAGAACAGTAGTGTTATTTATAATATCTTCAGCATGATCAATCAAATAGTTTATATTAATAATTTCTGCTCTTTTCATTTTATCATCCCACTATTCTTAACAGTATATGTTTTAATTTTTCACCATTAGCACCTTTAACAGTTTTATCCTCGAATTTAACCAACTCTACTTTAGATTTTTTTAATAAAAATTCCATTTCATTCGCATATTTCTCTCCTACGAAAGGAGATGTTGGATTTATTATTTCTCCTTGTTTTATTGGAGCTAAATATGCTCCTTTAGTACCTGCTGGAGCCTCAATTTCAATTAAATAATTCATCTCTTTAGCGTTAGTTTTACTGAACCATAATGCCCCTTCTTTGGAAATAGCTGTAGATCTGAAATTAGGGAAATCCATAACCTCACCAATCGTGGTGGAACTTAAATTATGATTCTCTTGTACACGCCATAATGTCATACCTTCTTTCAATTGATTATTTAATATATCATCTAAAACAGGCACATCATGAGCAATAGATTCTGCTAATTTTTTAGCTTCAGATTTTGATATTCTACCTGTTCTCCTGGTTATTTCATCATAATAATACTGATAATATTTTAATGAATTGTCTTCTTTGTATGCTTTGGCCATGTCATAAATCCATTTCTCGAATTTCTTAACATCACGCCCACAATCCACTTCAAAGTTAGTGAATGCTTTATAATCCGAACCCAACCATCTATCCGCTACTTTTTGTTCACGTATGGTCATTTCACGTGCATCTTTAGTGAAATACTTTTCTAAGGATTCACCATTCGGGAGTAAACCTTCCTCATTAGTGCCTTTAAATGTTTTTAAATTCTTAGGATTTTTATCTAAAGAAATTTTAGATTCATACCCTGTTAAAGGTTGCTCTAAAACACTTTTATCTAATTTAAGTTTTGTTTTTAATGATTTATATAATTTTTTAAACTCAATAGTAGCATCATAATCTAAACCTTTTTCTGTTTGATTAATATTATTCAAGTAAATGAATCTTTGTTGATTATGTAATTCATCCATTGTTTTTAATTCATTTGAAGTTAATTTTCGTCCGTATAATTGTTTTTTCTCTAATTCATATAATTTATCTGCTTCTTTTTTAGTAAGTTTAAATTCTGTAGCATTCTTATAATAATCATATGAAATAAATGATTTTTGTTGTGTAGTGAATTTTAAATCAAGGGATAATTCAGGTAAATTCCATTGTTTTCGATATCGAGAATACAATTCAACATATGTTTTAGATTTAGTTTCACTCAAACCGTTTCCAATCAATTCTTGATGTTTTTGATGGAGTTGTAATTTAGTTGATAATTGAGAGTAGTATTCTTTTTCATCCGTTGACAAGCTACCTTTGTTCTTTTTAAGTTTTTTGTATGCTTGTTTTTCTTCAGATGTTAATTTGAATGCATCTTTATCTTTAAAAATAGTTTTTTTGTTAATTTGTATTGGTTTTATTTCAATGTCGCCTTTTGGAGTCCAATCTTTGAATTTTTTCATTAATTTTTCATATCTTACACCCTCTCCCCCAGATAGCTCCATTACATCATTAGGATTTCCTCCTTCACGTAATATTTTATTCCATAATGAGTTGAATTCTTTTCTATCTGCCAATTCCTTATAACTACGTTTTTCTATCATACCTAATGAATCTTTTTCAGCTTCTAATTTTGCTAATGTTTTTTCTTCAACCGATGTCAAAGCATATTTATTATAGTCTTTATTATTAATTGGTGTTGAATGTCTTTTAACACCAGTTAACTCTTCAAAACTTCTTTTATCTACTTTTAATTCTTTTTTACTTATTGTTTTAATAGATTTTGGATTTATTTCTGTATGCATTACTCTTTTTACTTTTAATCCTTTGATATTTGATGTATATTCAAGTATTGCATCACCTAATTCTTTATTATGTTTGTCTAAGAATTCATTTGCAACATATTTTTCAAATTCTTTTTGAGCGGATTGTCTTTTAACAGGGTCTTTAATCTTATTAATTTTAAGTGATGACTTACGATATTCATCGGTTAACTTTTTTAATTGTTTTTGTTCTAATCTATCAATATCTACAGTTATTTTATTAATTTCTTTAGAAGTTAATTTGCCTTCATTTTTTATGAACCATGATTCTTTTCTTGAGATATTTATTCCTACACGTTCATTTTTTGAGTTTAAGAATTCAAAGAAATCTCCTGAAGATGTAGGTCTAAAACCCTCATCAGTATGGTAGTGTATTGTACTATATTTTCCATTTGGTTTGGTTAATACTATATCATTACTAGCTCCTTTAAATTCTTTAGATAAGAATTTACCGTTTTTCTCATTGAATACTACACCATATTCTATATCAGAGCCAATTCTACGTTTAGTATATCTTTGAATTGTTTCCATTCCTTTTTCAGTTATTCCAAATTCTGATAAATCTTCATTAGGTATTGAGAATTTAGAATCAATTAATTTAGGATTAATAATGTCTAAGTCAAAAGATGATGATTGTTTTGGTATTGCTGAGACTTCATCTTGGAATTGTGTTAATAAGTCTCCACCGGTTCCTAATGTTCCTAAAGGTAATAAATCAGACTCCCTAAAATTAGACATACCCACAGGCACCATCATACCAGGAGGACAAAACCACGGTAAAACACCACAACGACAATTAATCCACTCACTAATCGGACCATTTGTATCTCCAGGATACCTTAAACCATTACTGAAAACACCGTTCCAGGGTATGATTTCACCGTCTAATGCTGCATGTGTGTCACGTGTACGGTTGTCATGTGCTGCTCCCCATTGTAAGTATTCTACGCCCATGTCTTCATATGAGTTCATTACTCCTTGCATATGTGACCCGTGTATTTCGGTTCTTGCTATGCGTCGTGCTTCCCATGTTTCTAGCTGGTTGAAACGGGTTTCTATCTTGTTAGCTACATCGTTTATACCCCATCCATCACGGTAGCCATCTGTGATTATGCCGTTAATATCTTTATCTACACGTGCTAAGGTGTTTTCACTTGCAACAAATGTCTTGTCACGCATTTGTTCAGCACTGTAGTCTGAAGTAGCAAATAATTCATCTTTCTTGATTATGCTATTCATAGGAACATTAATCGTGTCCTCTTTAACAGCACCACCATAATAAGCTTTACTGTATTGTTTGGCGTACTGTTTAGCACGTGCAATTAATCTTTTTCCTTGAACACGTCCTTTTCTATGCTCTTTGAGCTTGTATTTCATTATGGTGTCATAGTATTGTTTGTGATGCTCATGTATGGGTGCTAATATTAAATCCATGTGTGCATTAAACAGCACATCACCGTAATACTCTTCAAGATTCTTGAGTATTTCTGTACGGATACTATGGAATATTCCAGCTACACTTGTTTTTAATTCCTCTTCATACATGTATTGTATGATATTTTCCATTTTAGCAGCAAATAAACTATTATTAATATGTTTAATCTGTTTCTCCAATTCCTGTGTCATTGTTAACTCCTAAAAAATCATCATCCTCTTCAGAGTCTTGCCAGAGATTACCATCCAAAGCCTTCAAAATACTCTTTTCTTCCAAGTAACTATTCTGTTCTGATTGATTGAAAACTTGCTCCAACGGGATATTATTAATGAATCTACTGTTCAAATAAGGGTCATTTGGGTCATCAACAGCCAAACCGAATTCATCACCAAAATTATTAATCAGATCCATAATAGTCATTGCACCACGTGCAAATAAAAAATCAGCTAAATCTTTACGTGGGCTATGGTCAATTGGATCCACATCATTAATAACAAATTTCCAACTAGTCACTTTTAATTCAGCTGCTATCTGATTTATCATAGATTCAACTTCAGTTTTAATTGGTGCAATAGTACCATACTTATAGGATGCTTTAGTGACTTCAGAATTAGTACCATTTAAATTGCCACTGTCAAAAATACCTAAACGTGAAGGGTCAACCTGGTGAGCGTGTATTACTTCATCACGTATGTCTTTTTTCATCATTCTGAAAGAGCCTTCTTTAACGTCAACACTTAATTGAGTGATTTTAATTTCTACATCTCCGTCTACTCCTTCAGATGGTACTGTAATACAAATAGCTGAATGTGGATTGCGTATTACTTCTTTTACTTGCTGTGATATTTGGTATCTTAAAGTTTGCTTTTCATCATAATCGGGATTGAGAATTTCACGTCCATCATCGTCTTTTATATATTTCTCTTCCTCGTAATCTTGGAAATCTCCAGTTACTGTGACTGCGAATGCTGGCATACCATAATTCTGGAAAAAAGTAGTATTATAACGTACCGCAGCTAAATCAGATTGTATGGATGGTAATGTAGCTATAATTGGTGGTCTACCATAATAATTTGTTCCTGGAGCATACTCCATAGTCCATAATAATTCATTAGCTTTTTCTTCCATGCTTAAACTATTATATGGATGGAATTCACCTGTCTTCATATGAACATCAACTGGATTTCCATCATCATCGTAATTTTTACCATATAGCACATACCAGACTTTTTTTCCTGTGTCATCTGTGTATAATACTCTTTTCATGTCTGTATGACGGCGTAATGTGTGTGATGGTATGTGTTTTAAACGTGTTATAGGTGATTTACTAGTGGATTCTCTTATTACTTCCATTGCACCATAGCCTATGCTTCTACGGTCATAAATCATACGGTGAATGTGAATATTAATTGAAGGTTTACTATTATCTAATATTTCTGTGAATCTTATTTTCTCACTTTCAACTTCATCTTTTCCTTCAATAGGTTTCAATGTATAATCTACACCACTGGCGTCTGTTGCAACAGCATCAACACAATCAGCATGATAACTATACAAATCTAATAATTCAATTAAATTATAAGGATTATATTTCGGGTCAATAACTGTTATTCCATGAGCATAATGATCACTAGGTGTTTGTTTACTCCCCGTAGTAGGGTCAACATCTGCTTTTATAGCATATTTGCCCATTTCAATTTCGCTTATAACATCTTTAACGTCACCAGTAGTTTCGTCTACTGTTACTATCCATGATTCTGATTTAACCATCGTTTATTCATCTCCTATTTAAATTAATTATGCGTGTATTTTAGCTCGTCTACGCTTCCAATGGCGGGCAGAACCAGTTGCTACATCTGTGATATTGTCCTGGCCTCCTTCCTCACCAGTGAATTCAACTAATTCATCAACCACCATGTCAAAAATATCTTCTGAAATACGTACTTTATCAGCCTCTGCTAATGCCTGCAAGTCAAAACTACGTGTTAATTTATCACCATAATCCCTTACTCTATCCGGCCTTATACTATAACCTTTGAATTCTTTTCTACGTGCTAAGTTATTGATTAAAACTTTAGGTGATGCACCAGGTTCTTGCTCTATTTTAACACGTGTACTTTTACCATCACGTAGAGTAGTGTCTAGGAAGTATTTTTCAACCTGTAATGGGGTTAATCCTTTATGTAAGAGTTTTCTCATGTACATATATTCACCATCCCATGCAGTGTACAGGGCTGCTGTTGGATCTCCATCCTCACCTGAAGCTCCAAGATCCCAGTATCGTAATGTAGGTAATTTAACAATGAGCTTATCCATTTCTTTAGGTGACATTTTACTGTTACGAAACCATTTACGGAAAAATACATTACCTTCAGGTTCACGTGGGTTTCCTTGATATACTGCGTTGAATCTGAAACTACCCATTTCAGTTTTAATGTGTTGGAGTTCTTCTAATGGTTTTTGTTCTGGCCATAATGGCTCTCCAGGAGCTCTTCCTAACGGGTCATTTTCTTCAGCTATAGCAGGTAAGTTTAAGATTACCCATGTTCCATAAGGTACATCCTCGTTTTCTTCCTCTATTATTCTCATAGCCTCTTGATAGGTTATGTGAGGTTCATTTGGTACACGTTTGTCTCCTTCTTTTTTGTATAATATTTGACCGGCTAAATCGTCTATGTTAAGTCTTTGCCATATTCCTATTACCCATGGTTTACTTCCACCTTCAATATCTGCATTTAAACGGGTTTTAGCTTCTGTAAACCACCAATCGTTTAGTTCTTTTTGATGTGTTTTACTTCTTGCTTTTTTGAAACCTTTAGTTGGATCATCTATGATGAAACCATTTGCACCCTCACCCAGAATAGATCCACCAACACCTGCTGTGACAAGACCGCCTTTATGGTCTTTAATGTTCCAGGTATGAGCAGCTTTACTGTCTTCAGCCAGTACTATAGGAACTTCAAATGCATCTTTTCCTATGTATTCTAGAAGGTTACGTACTCTACGACCCCATTTACGACTGAAATTAGCGCTATGAGTAGTGAGTATTACCTGTTTATCAGGAAAACACCCTAGGAACCATGTTAAAAAATAGTAACTTATTAGCTCAGATTTACCATGTCTTGGAGGCATGAATACCATTAAACGTGATATGCGACCTTCTATTACATAATGTAATAGCTTAACCACTAGTAATAAGTGTATGAATGGTTTCCAAGCTCCTCTGCTTACTAATTGTGCGAATTCATCAATAGTTAAGGGTTCCATTGCTCTAGTCTTCTTTGGCTAATTTTTGGTTTATTCTTTCAGAGAGTTTTCCGGATAATATTTTTTCCTGGAATTCATCCATGTCCCTTTGAAAATCAGTTTTCACTTCAGCTTCAGCATCCACTTTAGCATCCATAGAAACTTCTTGTTTTTTAGGAGCATCATCAAAACCAGCTAAAGTACGGAAGCTATTTATCTCCATGCTTTTAGCTTTTGAATTTGATTCTGCCTTAGCAGATGTGAACTTCCCCTCCATTTTTTCAGTTTTAGCAATTTGTGTAGCATTGTTAAAACCTTCTTTTACTCCTTTAATCATGGTCGGGATAAAATCAACATACTCCGCAGCAGCAGCTAGTGTAGCTTCATGTGCTACTGCTTTTCTAAAAGAAATTCTACGTTCAGCCCACGTGTGTTTAATAGTAGCTTTACAATTAGAACCATTTGACCAGTGTTGCAACTGAATTTCGCTAGGAGGCTTATTTTTCTTAATATCATCCTTATGAAAATTAATAGGATGATTTTCTAAGAAATCAT